AAAAATTCTGGCTAGATGTAAGCGATCGCTTAATGTATGAAGGTAAAGCACCAGAATTAATCTCCACCAAGACGGCAAGAATGCCAGCATTTTTCGAACATGCAAATACAAACCTCCCGCAGTACGCTTGAACCTATCTTAGGTCCGAACGCTCAGTCACTACTAGCAGAGATGGAAGAAAGATTTCCAATCGTTAACCCTCATCCTAAAGAAGAGTTGCCTAGCATCATGTATAAAGCTGGGCAACGTTCGGTGGTTGAATGGTATCAAGCTAGATTAGATGACTAATGAAAGCACGTCTAGTCCTACCCGATGTTGTACCTACTATATGGTCTGAAGTACAGCCTTTAATAGACAAAGCACTAACCTGTTCCGATGAAGCATATAACTCACAAGATTATTTAAACCTTCTTCTTGATGAGTCATGTGCTTTATGGATTGGTATAGATGATGGCGAGATTAAATCTGCATTGATATGTGAAGTAGTACCGTACCCCCGTACAAATATACTTCAAATACATATCTGGGCTACGAAATCTGGTCATGATTATACACAATGGATGGAGCATTTCAAATCCATAGAAGATTTTGGCCGAGACAATGGTTGTACTCTCATCGAAGTGACAGTACGAAAGGGTCTTGCTAGAAAATTAAAATGGGAACACAATTATTCTGTATTAACTAAACATATATAGGTACAAAACTATGGGTAGAAGACGAAGGGCTCCTAGATATACGGGTCCATCTCCAGAACAAGCCGCCGCAGAAGCACGAGCTAAAGCAGCAGCAGACGCTGCAGCAATGCGAGCGGAAAACGATAAACAAATGGCAGTTATGAATGCTAAACTAGAAGCTGTGTCAAAAGCATCAGCTTATAATCCAAACATGAAGATCTCTAGTACCCAAGGTGATATGGGTAAGGGTTTAAGTAGAGCTGCTACTAATCAAAAGAAAGCTAGGGCTATGAAAACCAGTAAAACTAGAATTGCATTAGATCAAGGTGCCCTAGGAGGTGCCGCTGGTACAGGACAAGTACAAGTATAACAACAATGAACTACAACGCACGTCAAAGATACGATTCACTTACTAAACACCGTACACAATTCCTAGACGTAGCTGTTCAGTGCTCTAAGCTTACACTTCCTTATCTTATTCAGAATGATGAGGGTCGTACATCACATATAAAACTAGATACACCGTGGCAATCAGTTGGTTCTAAGTGTGTCGTAACATTAGCAGCAAAATTAATGCTTGCTTTGTTACCTCCACAAAGTTCCTTCTTTAAGTTTCAAATTAAGGATTCGAAATTAGGTAAGGACATGCCTGCAGAGGTTAGGTCTGAACTTGATATCAGTCTATCTAAATTGGAACGTATGGTCATGGATTCTATTGCTGCATCCAGTGATAGAGTAACCATACACCAAGCTATTAAGCATCTAGTTGTAGGTGGTAACGCCCTTATATTCATGGGCAAGGATGGCATTAAGCATTACCCATTGAACCGCTATGTCGTAGAGAGAGATGGTAACGGTAACGTAATTGAGATCGCTACAAAAGAAATTATCAATAGAAATCTACTGCCACCAGTATTAAGAGAGATCGAAGCTCAGCAACCTAATCACGCAGGTGATGTAGGTGGTGGGATAGGCTCAAGAAATGAAGAGGATGTAGATGTTTACACGTGTGTAAAACTACGAGGAAATAAATGGGTCTGGCATCAAGAAGCATTTGATAAGCTAGTCCCAGGATCAGAGGGTAAGGCGCCCAAGGACGCTAACCCATGGTTGGTACTAAGATTTAACTCCATTGATGGAGAAAATTATGGACGTGGTAGAGTCGAAGAGTTCCTAGGAGATTTCAACTCACTTGAAGCACTCTCTCAGGCAATCGTAGAAGGCTCTGCAGCGGCTGCAAAAGTAATCTTTACAGTATCACCATCAAGTAGCACTAAGCCGCAGACAATCGCTGCTGCAGGCAACGGAGCAATCGTCCAAGGACGACCGGAGGACATAGGTGTTATCCAAGTCAACAAAGGTGCTGACTTTGCTACCGCTGCTCAGCTTATGCAGACATTAGAGCGTAGGTTACTTGATGCTCACCTTGTTTTAAATGTAAGACAAAGTGAACGGACTACAGCAGAAGAGGTACGCCTCACACAACTAGAACTTGAACAACAATTGGGTGGGCTATTCAGCTTACTCACGGTTGAGTTCTTAATACCATATTTAAATAGAAAGTTATTAGTTCTACAAAGAACAGGTGAACTACCTCGCATACCTAAAGACTTAGTGAACCCTACAATCGTAGCAGGTATTAATGCTTTAGGACGTGGACAGGATAGAGAAAGCCTGACTCAATTCATGACGACTATTGCACAGACCCTTGGTCCAGAGGCAATGATGCAACACATCAGTGCTGATGAAGTTATCAAGAGGTTAGCAGCTGCACAAGGTATAGATGTATTGAATCTTGTTAAGTCTATGGAGGATCAACAAGCTCAACAACAGCAAGTTGCTCAACAGGAACAACAACTAGAACTAACTAAACAAGCAGGTCAGTTTATGAATTCACCAATGGCTGATCCTACAAAAAATGAAGAAGCACCCGAATTAGTAGAAGATGTCGCAGAACAATTCAACCCAGAAGCCGACCAGACCTAAGAGGATTGCCTCTAGGAAACCTAAGGCTGTTAAAAAAACTGAACAAAAATTTGACGAGAAGGAACTCGCTAAGCCCACCTCTTTCGATACCAATAAGTTTAAATATGCTCAAGAAACCTTAGTTGGTGAGCCTACTATCCATCCACCAGGTGGTATAGTTACTTCTGTTGGTCTTGGAGGATTGAAATCAGAAACAAATTATGGCAATCAATCTAACGTATGATCCTAGTGATGATCCTCAAACTATTGAAGCTGAGGATGAACGTGATCATGAATCATTAGAAATAGCAGATGGTTTACAAGAGGAAGAGGAAAAACTTCTCGCTGGTAAATATAAAGATGCAGAAGATTTAGAACAAGCATATCTGGAATTACAAAAGAAGCTTGGCTCTTCGGAGGAGACAGATCAAGAGGAAGATGCTTCGCCCGAAGACGAAGTAGAAGAGACAGATGATTCTTGGAGAGATGAACCAGCTGCACAAGCAATCTTCCAAGCATCAAGTGAATTTGATAGTGATGGAGCAATAACTGAAGAGACAATGGAAGCTCTCAGTGAAATGGATAGTAGAGATTTAGTTGAGATGTATACACGCATCCAAAACGAGGCAGGTCCAGCAGACTCAGTTTCTGAATCTCAACCATTAACTAGTGAAGCTATTAATAATATACAACAAGCCGTTGGTGGTGAGGAAGCTTATGGCCAACTGATAGGATGGGCAAAAGATAATTTTACCCCTCAAGAAATTCAAGCATACGATCAGGCTTTAGAGTCTGGTAATATGGATTCAATTAACTTTGCACTACAAGCTTTGTATTATAGATACAATGATGCCGAAGGGTATGAAGGTGAGATGGTACAAGGTAAAGCTTCAACAGCTGTTGATGGTTTCCGTAGCCAAGCTGAAGTAGTACGTGCAATGGATGATCCAAGGTATGAAAACGATCCTGCTTATCGAGCGGATGTATATCAAAAATTAGAACGATCAAACATTAATTTCTAAGGAGAATTATTATGGCAGATGCTGCAATTCGTACTGGCTATGATCCAGGCGATACAACTAACGTAGCTGATAATGCTGTTACTTATGTAGTGCAAGCTACAGGTAACACTTGGGTGAATCACCCTTATAGAGAAGAAGGAAGCATAGCATCGTATGAGCATGCTAAATGGAATCCCAAAGGTGTTGAAAGTGTTAACGCTTCACCACCTAACACAGGATCTGGAGCAACTGGTTTCGATATCACACCCCCTACTACCACCCGACACCTTTATACAAGTCAAATACCATAATGACAACAATCTCAGTACAGAAATCTCCCCTATCTAATTGGGATGGATTTTGTGACTGGGTAACGAGTACCGACAACCGCCTCTATGTGGGGTGGTTCGGTGTACTTATGATACCCGCACTCTTAACCGCAGCCACTTGTTTTATAATAGCGTTCATCGCTGCACCGCC